GTGAACCTTTGGTGGGCTGACGGTAGTGGTACCGGATACCCAGACGCACACCCGGCAACAAGGCATACCTTGCTACAGGAAATCGTGCGCAAGAATATCCACAACGACACTACTAATATCCACAGGATCCCTGCTAAGTATCACATCCTCAAAAAGTTCAAGCACGTCAGAGGAATACAGACCGTAACGCTCATAGCAAAAACTGAAGAAATCGTCCTCACTGATGGTTTCCTCGACAACAATCTTTTGACGGATGTTGCGTAAGGTAACCCCAGCAGTTCGGGCGTTCCAGCTGATATCTATGGCGTCCTTGGCCCTCTCTTTATCACGAACCTCTGCAAATTCAAACATGAACCTCTTGAGAAACATGTCCCTAACAGGGGGTAGATGACGGAACTCGTACGCATACCCCACCGATTTGCCTGCCATGTAACCGGCGTTGCTCAATCCCTCATTATTATTTGCCCTCATATTGAATCTAGCAATGGCCTTACCTAGTATAGGGACTGTTAAGTGCATGCCATCACTGCGAGGAACAAAAAACTTTGAAAGGAAAGTGCACTCAAAAAGCACGCGGCGTCGAAAGGCCTTACACTCCATCCTAGCCTCACTAGCAATGGAAGTATAAGTCTTACACGCGTACCTCTTGAGACCGTAGACTTTCGCAAGCATATCGTCGCCCAAGAGCATAGCACTGCTTTTCTGCGCCTTTATTTCGCGCAGAAAGGAAAACAGTATTATGCCATTCCACAGCGTATTTCGGAATGTCGTATCAGTCGCTCCAGTCGGAAGCATGTGTTCCAACTGCGCCTGAACCCCGTGTGTTTTTGACTTAGCAATGAATTTACCCGACTTTAGATGAAGCCGAATAAACCATTCTGGACACCCGAGGAGACGCATCATGGACACTTCAAACAAGAGAACATCACGACATTGAGTTTTATCATTCGCTGAGAAATCCGTTTCTAACCACTCCGGTTTATTATCAGACAAATCATGGCTTTCAAGATATTCCGTATAATCAGTAGGAACTTTCTTGTAACTGGTGCGAAATTGATACGGGCCTGACCTACTTTCAAGAAGTAAATCAAACCTACGCATCAACTCGTTGAAAATCGGCCCTGAAATCGCATTATAAAGGTCAGTACCTTTAAAGATAACGCGAGGTGCCCAATTGGGCTTGTGTTCGACAAGAAGAGCCTCAACTTTCACAAAGACGTCCTTTTGGGTATAATCGCTCAAATTGGCAGCGAGCATACCCTCGAGGGCTTTGTCCATCCGTTGACGCTTCTCATGTCCAAACTTGGCGAGCCAATCTTCAAACAGCTGACTAGTCCATTCAAACTGATCAAACGGCTGTCTTCCTTCAAACAAGTAATCATAGAACAATCGGCAATCTTGAACGATGCGGGGTGTAACCCTGCCGTCGTTGTGGTAATTGCATCTCTTGCGAAATGCAGCTACGAAATTGTCATACCCATTGTCCGGAACCACAGGATGAAGGCCTGAAAGCAGTGGACCCATCTGTTGAAATCGTCTACCAGAATCTTGAAAGGCATCTGGCACACGAAAAGTAGCACCCCTAATAGGTGAAATTAACGGGCAAGCAACAGAATGGTATTCATGATAAGTCTCTGAATATTCGTAATAGCGCCGCTGGCGGGGGTTTAGACCCCCCGCCATGTGGCG